AGGTTGACGGCCTCGCGGAGCTTCGCGTCGAGGATAAGGGATGACGGCTTGATCCCCGGCCCGACCGTCGCGGCGCGCCAACTCCGGACCGCCGCCTTGGCGTAGCCGTTGTTCCGCGCCAGCCAGCGCGCGCGGGCGACCGTCGTCGGTCCAGCGGCCCTCAGCAGGGCGTTGACGTGCTCGCTGGCTGGCCGCCATGACACCAGCCGGCGATGCGTCGCACCGCCCTCGAGCCCCGGTGGGGCGCCGCCACCGAACGGCAGGGCGCCGAACGGCACGGCGCTGCCGTAGGCCCCGCCGGGCGGACGATCTCGCGGCAGATCGCCGGGCAACGTCTGATCCGGACCCGGCGGTGCGGTACCGCTCATCATGCGGCGGAGGATGCTGCTCACGCCCATTTGGAATACGGAACGTGGAAAGCGCGGCGCGGGCCACGCAGGCGAGCCGACCCGGCGGAGTTTTCGCAGAGCGCCATCTCGTTGCGCAGGTTGTTGATGAGCTGTTGTAGGTCGTCCTGCGAGTAATAGTTCACCGACCGTCCCCGATCGCTGAGGCTCGTGACGCCGCCATACATCTTCGTCAGCAGGTTGCCGAGCATCCAGCGGCGCCAGTCCTGCGCCGGCCCCGAACAGTCCAGTCCCGGCCCCGTGGGCGGCGCCGGCGGGCCTCCGCCGATAACCGGTGGTAACCCGCCGCTCACCGGCCGCGCCGTCTCTGGGCGCGGATGCGCCGCGCCAGCAGGCCCGGCATCCGTTTCCGGATGGTATCGGTGACGACCGTCCGGACCGCCGGCTGCGCATAGCTGCCGTGGATCGAACTGCCCATCATTTCCTCGATCGGCAGCCGGGGACGGCCGACCCGCCGGTAGACTCCACGGTGGCCGCTGCGCATCGTGGCGATGAACGTGGAACGAAACACCTGGACCCGACCCCAGGGCTTCGCGGCGCGGACGCCCTGGCCGGTCTCGCGGGCCTTGAACTCGATCAGCGGAATGAGCCGCGTCTTGCTTCGCAGGTGCGTCCGCCACTGACCGACATTGACCCGGTCGTAGGAAAGCTCCGGTTTGACGCGCGCGGTGCGCAGCCCGGTATGCTTCGCGATCGCCGATGCCGCCTTGATGTTCGCGGCCTTGGCGGTGTCCACCAGCGCCAGCGCGACCGCGCGATCCAGCGCCGGACGCTTCAATGCGTCGGTCGCCTGAATGAACGGGCGCCAGTCAAACTTCACGGCGAGACCAGATACTGCCATCGACTCGGACGCCCGACCGCTATAGGTTGCGTGCTCGGTGCGGCCTTCGTGAAATAACGGCGGTTTTTGGACGCTCTGCCGTTAGACCTATTCCCGGAGGCTGTCACCTGCTTCCGACACGTCGTCCGGCGGGTTTCCTCCCTGTTCGCAACGCCAGCCGCCGGACGCCGTCCTTCACAGGCCCGAAATTGTCACGATGAGGCACCCTGGCGCGCCGGCCGTTGTCGTGATTTAACCGCGCGCGCCCTTGCATCTCGGGGCGCACGGAAGTCCTGTAAACCCTATGCATCGCCCTCGATCCTTCCCGGATCGAGGGTCTTTTTGTATCAGAACCGTACCGCACGGCAGACGCATCTGTGGAGGACCGCATCGCGATGACCGACTTTCCGCATAACGAACTGGCGATCGACATCTCGCACTGGAACACGATCACCAGTTTCGCCGACATCCGCGGCGCTGGCGTGATCGGCGTGGTGCACAAGTACAGCGAGGGCGGCACCTACGTTGACCCGACCTACGCCAATCGGCGGACCCAGGCGCGGGCGGCTGGACTCTTGTGGGGCCGGTATCACTTCGCCACGGGCAGCGACGTCGACGCGCAGGTCGCGCACTTCCTCAAGGGCTGGCAAAGCGATGAATTGCTCGCTCTCGATTGGGAGGACAGCGACAATCAGATGACGCTCAATCAGGCCGAACGGTTCGTTGAACAGGTCGAACAAATTACCGGACAGATCCCGGCGCTCTACAGCGGCAATACGCTCAAGGAAGCGTTGGGCGGCAAGCCGAACGTCACGCTGTCACGGTGCCGCTTGTGGCTCGCCCACTATGCCGCGGCGCCGGTCTGCCCGCCGGGTTGGGACGCGCCCTGGCTCTGGCAATGGACCGACAAGGGCAGGGTTACCGGGGCGAGCGGCGACATCGATCTCGACTCCTATGCGGGCACCCCAGAGGGCCTTGTGTCGGAATGGATCGGCCCGGAGGCGGAGGCGCCCGCGCCCAAGCCGGAGCCGGAGCCGGGCCTCGACGTTTATACCGTGAAAATCTCAGTGACATCCGGCGCGATTGTCGATGTTGAGGTCGACGGACCATAGCCCTGGGGAGTTTCAGAACCGTACCATCCGCCGGCCGACTATGCCGCGACCGCAGCCTTCTGACGCCGCCGGCGCTTGCCGCGATTTCGTTGTGGTCCCGCGTTTTCGTTGGGTCGTGCATAAAAGAGAGCGTATGCCGCGCTCAGGGCCGCGCACGCCGCCGCGTCATCCGGCGGTAGCGGGTCGATCGGCTCGACCCAGGTGGCGTCGGTCGTATCGGCCAGGTGTCCAAGGAGTTCGGCACGCACCGCCGCGACCGCCATATCCTGGGCATCATAGGCGTGAGCTAACGCCCGCGGCTGACCCGCGAGGCAGCTTAGGGCAACGATCTCCGCGGTGGTCTCGTCGCTCATGACTTCCCCCTCGATCTCCGAAGATCGATGCCGAATTGCCATAGCCGTTAAAACCTTACCATCCGCCGTCCACTCCGCCGCCGGATCATGCCCCCCAGGTCAGCGCTCGCCCCAGGCGCACCCGGCGGCGCTTCGGAAACCGGCGAATGGACGACCGGAGGCTGCGCTACCGGCTGGTCTATATTGCGCTGCTCGACCCGCGCGGTCGCCTCCGTCTTGAGGCCGAGTTGCTCCTCGAGGTCGCGCCACTTACTCTCGCGCCAACCATCCGCGCCGGCGAGCCAGACCGCCGCCCGCGCGTAGACCCGCATGTCGAGGGCCTCGTTCCTCGGTCGTAATTGCCGCCACTCGGTCCGCAGCTTGAAGCCGCCCCGTTCGCGGATGATGACCTGTTGCTCGCTGACGAGCTGCTTCACCCACTCATCCGAAACCGCGTCCGGTATATGCACGTAGCCGGCGGGATACCGGAGCCCGGCGGCGCGCTCTTCGTCGGTCGGCCGCGCGAGTTCAAGCTGCTTGTACAACTCACGCTTGAAGAACGAGACCGACACCGTCCAGAGGTTCAGCCCGCTTTTGAGGCGCGTCCCGTTCTGCATGACCTCGATGCGCGTCGGTCCGTTGACCGGGACCGTCCGGTCATAGGCCGGCACGCCCTTGACGGGCAGCACCGTCGCCCGGTCCTGGCCTCGCGCCCACTGATAGACGCTTTGGGTATAAGCGCCGGTATCGACCGCGATCCGTTGCAGCGCCATGCGCCGGCCCGAGGCATGCTCCCACGTCCGCCCGATCAGCGTTGTCATCGCGGCCCAGGTCGTCGCATGGCCGGGATCGCCCGCGATCGTCAGATGCTCGACGAGCCACGACTCGAGTTGCCGTCCCCACGCCCAGACGTCGACCTCGATCCGGTCGCCTTGCACGTCGGCGCCGGCGGTGAGGAACAGGCCGCGCTCCGGGACCATCCCATGTGGCCACGACTCTCGCCGCTCGTAGAGCCGTTCCCACTCGGGGATCGGGTTCGCCTCTTCCTCATACGCTTCGCCGAGGATCGTGTTGATGAAGCCCTTGCGCGCATCGACCGACTTCGATGCCTCGTTCTCCCACTGCCGCGCGATCGTCAGCCAGGAGAGCCAGCCGACCGGGCTGTACAGCGCCGACAGGTGATAGCCGCGCATGTGCGGATCGTCCGACTGCGAGGTCGCCAGCCAGCGCCCGCGCGCGAGCATGTCCGTCTTGGCGTGCTCGGCGATCAGTTCGTTGCAATGTTCGCACTCGTAATGAACCTCGTTCAGGCTCGCGCGATCGTAACGAAGCCGGTCGAACACGAGGACCTGCTCGGTACCACAGTAGGGACAGGGAACGAAATACCGACGCTGGTCGCTGCGTTCATACTCGCGGGCGATCACGCTGGTACCTTTCAATCGCGGCGTGCTGACGAGGAACGTCTTCGCCAGATAGCTAAAGGTGCGGGTCCGCGCCTCGGCCAGCGTGACCGGGTCGCCCTCATCACCGACATCGCCGGGATAGGCGTCGACCTCGTCGAGGAACAGATACCGCGCCGGCATCGAGCGGAGACCGACCGCGCTGTTCGCTCCGGTCATCACCAGCACGCCGCCTGGGAATTCCTTCATCAGCACCGTGTTGCCCGAGTCGCGCGTCCGCGCCGGCGCCACCCGCTCGCGCAGGCGCGGGCTGTCCTCGATCATCGGGTCGATGCGCTGCTTGCTGAACCGCTTGGCGAGCTCGACGGTCGGCTGCACCGCGAGGACCGGACC